ATCTAATTTTGCCATAGTTCTAATTTGTTTTTGATTCTTTTATGTGCGTATAAATAATATTATCCCCGATCCGTTTAACACTGAAAAAACCAGGCTGAAAACTGGCAGCGATCTCTTCAGGTACGAAAAGTGTGTTTATCAAATAAAGGCCTTTACCTCTTTTTGTCTTTTTTTCAATTTGCGAAATTTTGAATTTTGAACGATTTGCCATTTTGCAAAACTACCTAAAAAATTTGTTTCCTGCAAACATTTTGAGCAAATAAGTTATCCAGCATCAAAAAGCGGCCATTTTTAATGCTTGTAACTTATTGATTAACAGTATAGTAAAGCTGTTTTTGTATATAGCCTGGAAACACAACATCAAAATCCAGGGTAATACAAAATAAATAATTAATATTGTTACTACTATAGTATTACACAGTACTAACAATTACATAAAATACCCCCATACTCTTACAGCTTTATAGTGTTCTGTTATTCTATTTATAGTTTAAGTTATTAGTTGTCAATGTTTTACAAATCAACTTCTTAGCACTTCAAACTTTTTTAGTTGTTCTCTTGTTAACTTTTTAAGCGTTAAAAGGTTGATTATCAGCTATGTTAGTTTTTAAGATTTTCGATAAGAAACCGGATTGCGAGGCATTAGGGAAAGTTATAGCCTATAACGAAAAGGAATAATGAGCGTGACAGTTATGCTTCGTATGCCAAATAGCATAACAAAACCACGTTTTTAGCTATAAATTATGCCAATTGGCATACTTGACAACCATCGCGCCGGCACCCTGGACAGGGTTAATAAAACCGGAACGGACGTTCTGCTAAAAAGTTGAAAATAAATTTGCAGATTAACTTTTTATAGTTATATTTGTTCTGTCAATGGTTGACAAATTAAAACTTCGCAAATCATGAAAAAATTAATCTTAATCGCTGCAATTGCAATCATTACCTTAACCTCGTGTGGTAAAACAACAAAGCAAGCGTTAACAGTTCAAAACGCTTTTAACGATCGCATCGAATATCTACACAACTACACTTCGTCCGAGTATGATAGGGTTTACAAAGTAGGCGATACAGTTCGCTACGATGAACGCGATACCCTGGGTTACGTTGTTGGACCGGTTTACGGAATCGTTAAAGAAGTATCAACCGAAAAGTAAGCGGGTATGAAATACATTATCACAAAGATAGCCCGCGCCGAATACCAGGTAATTGACGAAAACGGGAACGCGGTATTTGCTTATCCGACTTCGCAAAATGACTGTCAGCAGTTTATCAACGGGACCAAAGCAGATGAAAAGTTTTTAGCAGATAAGCGTATGCGGCGCGTTGCTATGGGCTATATTAATGAAAACAAAATACCGGTATCCCGTTACGGCGATCTCCGGCAGTTCATGGTAAACAGCATTTATAATATGATCCCCCCTGATATACGTACGCTTCAGCGCCGTAAAGAGTGGTACCGGGATCACTTGTACGAATTAGCTAAAAAGAATAAAGCAGCGCGGGAACAGAATTTGTAAATCTTTCGTATCTTTAACAAGCGTAACGCTCTTCGGGGCTTACGCTTTTCCTGGTACCGGGCAATACCGTTCCGGTATTAAATTAACGCTAAAATGCAAACAAATGTAAACGCGTCCCCAGTGCCGCAAACGAAAAAAGTATTTACGCCTGAACTCTTAGTAGAGATTTTCGGCAACATGCAAGTTATTAAAACTGGTCCGGATACCGAATTTAATTGCCTGTATAAACTAAAAGTTAAGCAGATAAACGGCGAAGACCTATTAAAGCTATTAACCGTTTATCTGGAATGTAACATCGACCTGGATATCCGTAGGTCAGGGACTGGTTTAGGTATCCACGTTATGGACCATAAGGCCGATATCCAGCCACGTGTTTTAAAAGTGTTCCCGCTGGAAGTAGCATAAAAGATCCTGCGTTTTACCCGCGAAGTTATCGCAGGTAACAGCCCGGCCACCGATCAACGGGGCCGGGCTTTTTATTGTCAAATATTTTTTATATCCGCAACAGCATTTAAAGCGTACCGGGCGGTAAGCCTACAGTCGGGTAATAATTACGTAATAAAACCGATAGAGCGTTTGAAATGAGGGCGGTTTCGCGCCGCCCGGTACACTTGAAATAGGTTTGCAGAAATGTAAACCTTTTTTATTTATATTTACCCCGTGGAATCCGAAAACGATAAACCGATTTTAGATGTTGATCAGCTGGCTGCAGCGATCACGGACGTAAAACATTTACGCTGGGCAAACTTCTATTTGAAGCGGCTTAACAAAACCCAAGCTTCCCGGGATCTCGGTATTGCCGAGCCCAGCGCGTCCAATTACGGCGTTAAAGTTTATAACCGGCCCGAAGTTAAGGCGTACATTGAGTATGTTTTAGAGCAGGAAATCGGTGTACCAGATGACAACCTACGCATACTTCGCAGTATGGCCGATACTGATTTAAAGCAGTATATGACGGAACGCGTATTACCGCAGCAGGACTGGATTGAGCGATCGTTAAAACATTTGTTGGCAGAACTTGAAATCGACCTGGAAGCGGAGCAGGAATACGAATGCTTGTACGCGGAAACTAAATTAGACGTTAGCCAAAGTAAAAAGCGGATTAAAGATTTAATCTTGGAAATCAGTAAGCTTAAAACGGAGATCCGGAAAAGGGGACCGCTGGCAAAGCGTATCGTTTTAGGCGAAACGTACTTGGTAAAGAAACAGGTTTTAGACCTTAATAAGATTTGCGCGGATCACGAAAACGGCAAAATTAAGAAGTACAAAGAAACTAAAGACGGTATCGAAGTAGAACTTTACGACGCTAAGGATGCTGCAATACAACTATTGAAAATTGCCGGTAAATACGCAAACGAAGCGCCGGTTACTAACTTTAATTTCGATAATGCGGACGTTACTTTTGAATAAATAACTTTATATGGATAATACTAAATTTGACCGCTTAAAAGCTTTGCAACCTGAAATCCAGGGCGAAGTAAAATGTAACCCGGCTATGCTGCGGGAACTTGATAAATTCGTTTACCCGCCAAAAACCGAAACCTTTGTTTCTAAAACCTACGGATTGCAATTAAGATACCGATAACATGCCTGTCACAGTTAAACGAGAACCCGAATTCATACCTCTTTACGAACCGCCCGCCGATACGAATTTAATTATCTGTATCGGCGGGCGGTGACGTAAAGAGGGCGTAAAATCGGGGCGGAAAAAAAACATACGAGGTTTCAAAGTTTGCAGCCTATTCCGCTACGAAGCTTAAAAAACGTATCGTCGTCGTCCGGGATGAAAAAACGTTAATCGAAGAAACTATTCTAAATGAAATCTGGACCAGGTACGATACGGCAAACGCTTCCGGCGCCCTGGATCAGTATTTCACCAAAAATAACACTGAGCTCAAAGATAGGCGGACCGGTAAAACCCTGATCTATATTAAAGGTTTCCGCGCATCCAGTACCGCAAAACAGGCCCATTTAAAGGGCGCCAGCGATATAGATATCGCTATAATCGAAGAGGCCGAAGACGTTACGGACCCGTTAGCGTTTAATAAATTTACTGATTCCCTGCGTAAAGAAGGTTGCCTGGTTGTTATTATGCTTAACACGCCGGACCTTAACCACTTTTTAGTTAAACGCTATTTCACTTTCGAGAATGTTCCGATCCTGGATGACGAAGGAAATTTCCAGTACGACGATAACGGCGAACGCATTGTAGAGGACGGCTATTTTAAGTTGATCCCTAAAAAGTTACCCGGCTTTGTCTGCATACAGACAGGTTACGAAGATAACCCGTATTTGCCGGCCGCCAAAGTGTACGAGTATCAGCAATACGGCAACCCGCTTTCACCGACATACGATAAACATTATTTCTTAACCGCCATACGCGGCCTATCCAGTTCAGGCCGCAAAGGCCAAATCTTTACTAAGTGTAAACCTTATTCAATTGTCGATTACCACAAATTAACTTTAAAAGAGTACTTCGGACAGGATTTCGGGACCGCTGCCCCGGCTGCTTTCGGCGGTGCTAAATTCGATAAGAACCGCGTTTATGCCAGGTTAATTAGTTACGCGCCGAAAGAAGCTTTAGAGCTGGGAAAGATGTACTGCGATCTGAAGCTAACTAAAAACGATAAGATTATTTGCGATCACGCGGAGCCGGACACAATCGCGTTACTGCGGGACGGCTGGAAAGGTAAAAACAAACTTCCCGAAGAGGTTTACGCGAAATACCCGCAGCTCAGGAACGGTTTTCACGCGGTGCCCTGCGGCCCGAAAGACATCGAAAGCCATATCGGTATAATGAAGGGGCTTGAAATTTTTATAGTTAATGACAATGAAAACGGCGAAGCTGCCTGGGAAGAGGTTGCGAAATACGTTTACAATGTCAACAAGTCTGGCGAATATACCAACGATCCTAAAGACGGGTTTAACCACTTTTGGGATCAGCTGCGTTATGTAATAATCGATCATTATTCCGGAAAAGGTACACCGGCAAAGAAGTTATATTGATAATTTTTGTATATTTGGTGAATCTGGTAATTCAGCCGGAAAAACAAAAATAATCCAGTCATGGAACAAAACATCGAAAAAAAAAGAAAAGAGTGTTTAAGGGTAAAACAGAATTTACTTTAGACTATTCAAGTCCCGAAAAACTATCAGCCAGTAAAGCAGAAAGGCATTTTTACCAACGCATGTTACGTGCGTACCTGAAAGGTAAAGAAACATTTAGTTTCGGGCGTACCTGGAACGCGGTAGCAATGCGGTGGGAAAGCATTCAATATAAAGTCCTCTGCGATTTTGAATAATTGTTTTATTTAAAAACTTTTTTATATTTACGCTTTTAAAACTAAAACTAAAACTAAAATTCATTGCAATGAAAAAACTTACACTCTTTTGCGGCTTGCTTATAGCGTTGTCCGCTTTTACTCCGGTCGCGAAGGCCCAAAGCGCTTATTTTGTTTCACAGACGAACGGTACAACACTCGATACGGTCACGAATACCGGTGTACGTTTACAGAAATTACCGATTGCCGGTTACCAGGATAATATCGGGATCCAGGTTATTTGTACCAACTTAACAGGGACTATCGGCGGCGTTGTGCGCTTATACGGCTCAGACGACGGCATTAAATTCGTGCGGATACCCAGCTTAACCGATGCAGGCGCCGTTGCTTTAGATAGTTTAAAAGTTGATGTAAATACAACAAGCAAGATATTCCGAATACCTATTGGCGGGTCATTTTACACTTATTACCAAACAGGATTTACGGGCACGGGCACTGAGGCCACAACATTTAAGACGTACGCTATTTGGCGAAAGCGATAAAGATAAACTACTTAACTTTTAATCATCGTAAAAGCGTACGGCGCGAGGCTTTACACTTTTTTTTAAAAATATTTCTACTATATTTGGATTATGTATAACCGGCAGCCCTGCCAATCAATAATTTATCAAATCGTAAAAGCGAATAAGCGCGAGGCCTGTTCGCTTTTTATTTTGAAATTTGTTTGCTATTGATAAATTTTTATATATTTGGTAATTCAATCGCAAAGGGGACTTGCGGATAAACATTTTAAAACTTTAAAAAATGAGCTTATTCGACAACTGCCCACCACCCGCCGAACTTCCGGATATCCTTAAACAGGTTTGCGGCGTTAACTTCGGCCAAATACAAAAAATCGCTATGTGGGAAAAAGGCAACTCGCCTTTTACCGGTACCACTATCTTAACGCAGGCCGCCTGGACTACTGCTTTAGCGCTATCGACCGGCGCAAAACCAATTATAACGAACTACATTAATAACTTTGCGATCCCTAATAGTGCCGCTATAGAACAAACAGCGGATACTAACATTAACGCTATGCCCGAGCTTCAGCGCGGCGGGAACGTCAAAGGCACCTTTATGAACCGCTCTATTACGCCGGCTCAGATAACCGTAATGCAATCGCTTACCGCGTTCTCTCAGATCCAACCTGGTGTTACGCAGTTGGGTTTTGTTATGGTGAACGAGGATAACAAGGCTATTTGGAACGACAACGGCGGCGACTTACTAATCGAAATGTTCAATTTCTTTACCTCAGACACCGACATAAAGGGGCAATTAGGCGCTCTTAACGATGTCGCTTCCGAATTCTATTTAAAATACGGTTGGTCTAAAAACTTGAAAGTCGGTCAAATGGCTTTCGATTTCTTAAACACTTACCCTACGGCGTAATGGCAAACACAACGGTTAACTTATACAGCAAAGAGCTTGACGAAGACCGTGCCCACGAACTGGAACACGCGAACAGGCTTTTTAAGAAATTCCCTGAAAATTCAGGCTGGGTATTAAAGGATAAAGACTTTACACAAAACAAAGATGGCATTATCGTCCGAAAACGTCAAAGCGAGAGTAGCGAAACCGAACAATCGGGACCAGCTTAATATCGCGGCGCTTCACGAAGATCGTGTCAAATTCTGCGTTAAAAAGTGCCTTGAATATAACCGGCCTACCTATACAGCTACGCATTTACAGCGTATAAGTAATTTATTACCTATACCCAAATATCAAAAATACCTTACCGAATTAACGTTCCCGCTTCCGATCATGGAAACGGCGGACGTTATTTATTCCGGTCTTTATAAAATTTTCGACGCTCAGAACAAAGCTATTTACCCGATCCTTGCAAACGAAGACCTGGAACAGGACTTCACCGAATACCTGCAAACTTTAGGCTTTACGGACTTTTGGCAGACTACAGCCTGGCAAGTGTTCCGTGATCAACCGAACAGCGTTTTAGTTGTGGATATGGATGTTAAGCAGATCGGTAACAAGCCGCAGCCGTATATGTGCGTTATCGATATTACCGCTACTAAGGATTTAACTTTAGACAGCGACGGGGTAACTTTTTTAGATTATATCTTTGTAAACGATAACGGCGATTTGGTTGCGGTTGACGATCAGAACTTTTATACCTATCCGAAAACCGTAGATGCTAACGGCACGGTTGTTAAAAATCAGTGGTTAGTTGATGACGAACACGTAGCGGTAGGATTTCACGGTTTAGGATATTGCCCGGCTAAATTCCTGATCGACGACGCCCTGGATAACAAGCAACCGATTATTAAGGAAAGCGCGGTTACTAAAGTGCTTTATCCCCTTGAAAAACTTCTTTTCCGCATTATATCAGGTGAAAACCTCGAAGATTACGCCTCATACCCTATACACGTTGTCCCTAAAACGGAATGTGAATACCAGGACGAACAGGGTAACCGTTGTAATTCCGGGTTTATTACGCGCATGGCAAACGATGCGCCTTCTACAGCTTTGTACGGACCTACCGGACCTTACCAGATAGCTTGCCCTGTATGCTCTAAAAACCACCTGGTAGGTGCAGGTTCTGCTTATGAAGCACAGCCGGATAACGACGGTAAATTTGACGTTGATAATGTGGTTAAGATCATACCTGCGCCAACGGATACGCTGGATTACATCGACCGCAAAATCGAAACACGTAAAAACAATATTATCCAGTCATGTATCGGCGCTGTTCAAGACCCTTCGAAAGAAGCGATGAACGAAAAGCAGGTTACCAGCATGTACGAAGACCGGCAAACTATCCTTTTAAGGGTAAAACGGAACTTCGAACGCGCGATTAAATTCTGTATGGATACGATAGGAAAGCTGCAATATGATTCCGCTTATACCGGATCCGTGGTTAACCTGGGGACGCGATTTTTGCTTTTAACTACCGAAGAAATGCAGGCGCGTTTGGACGGGGCTGTAGAAAGCAACGCGCCGCAATACGAAATTAACCTGATACGGGAAGAAATGAATATTACGGAATATTCAAACAACCCGCGCATGATGCAGCGTATAAAACTGCTCGAAAAACTTGAACCGTATGCTAATTACGACACCGTAGACCTGTCAAAACTATACCAGTTAAATAAAATATCGCAAATTAATTTTGAACTTAAATATAATTTTTCAATCTTTATCGCACAATTCGAAGACGAAAACGGGGATATCATAGATTTTGGCTCACTTTTAACGCCTGCGAAAAAGATTCAAATCATAAAAAGTAAACTTTTAGAGTATGTCAACGAATACATCGAACAATACGGAGTTGATCTCGAAACTGCAGGCGAAAGCGCCGGCGATAGTTCCGGGGAAGGTGCTGGTAGCGCATTACCGCCTGCATCCTGATAGCTCGGACCTTAATACAGCTTCTATAAAGCACCAGTATTACGACCCGGAAGTTTACGACGAATACGTACGCGAAGAAAACCGCGAAGGTGGCAAAACAAATAACTTTGTCCGCATGGGTTTAAAAACCGAAGTGCTTTATAACCCGAAACGCGACGAAAACGGCCGCGCTATCGATAAAGCAACTGAAGGCGGCGCAAAAGAGGCCCTCGTCGAAGCTAACGGCGGTAAAGTTAAAACGGCCCAGGAACTGGAAGACGAACGCTTAGAACGCGAAACGGCCTTAACCGCTCAGAAGAGCGCGGAAACCAAAATCCAGGCCGTAAAAGAAAAAGCCGAAGACAAAGAGATCACTAAAAAGGAAAAAGCTTCTTTGCCTATCCGCGAAATCACTGTTAACGAAATTGTTTTCGAGGTTTTTCAGAATTCAGCTAAAACGCTGTACACTGCCAAACAAAAAGACAGCGAAACCCCGTTAACCGCAGAGGCTAAAACGTTAGCGTTGTTAAACGATGAGCTTAAAAAAGTAACCGACATTTAAAAATAATATATGGCCGTAACAATCGAGCAGATCCGCGAAGGGATAGCGGAGAATGCAGAATTAAAAACACAAATATTAACTGATTTTGATTCCGAACTACCGGAATACGTTAAAGGTAAAGGGTTCATAGTTCGCACAGCGGACGACGACGAAAAAGAATTCGGAAAGCGCTTGGGGCCAAAGACGGCAGAGCTTTACGGGGCTATCGAAAAAGATGTTTTAGATACTTTAGGTAAATACGGGCTTAAAAAGGACGCGAATACCGAAAAGATTTACGACATTATTAAGAAAGCGGGCCCGCTGATCGACGCTAAAATAAAAGACCTGGAAGATAAGCTGAAATTAGCCACAGAGGGTAGAACCGATGAAGTTACGAGACTTAAAATCGAAGCTTACGAAAAACAGGTTACCGATCTTAAAGCTGAAAAAGAAACCCTGAGCTCTACGTTTTCAGCCAAAGAAGCAGGCTATAAGGTTAACGGCCAGCTGGACCGGGCGTATGTCGAATTGCAAATTACTGTTCCTGCTCAGGTAGCTGAAAAAGATAAAGCTGATTTTATAAAGGAAAAACAAGCACAGCAAAAAGCTTTATTCCTTTCAAAATATAAAATCGAAGATAAAGACGGAAAAACCGTGTTTACGGACAGCGAAGGCAATATCCAAATGAACGGGACGGAAGTTGCCGACGCTAAGTTCCTGTTAAGCAAGGATTTCAAATACGATTTTGCAGTTGCTGAAAAAAGCGGCTCAGGATCAAAAGGGGGTAAAGGCGAACTGGTTACTTTAACAAGTAAACAAGGCGTTTACGATCAACTGGCTAAAGAAGGTTTAACGATGGGTTCTCCGGATTACCTTAAGCGTTACGCTGAATTAGCCGAACACAACAAAATAAGCTAAACCTGCAGCTTTAAAATAGGTAAACTTTCTGCAATAATGGGACTGTTGCGATAACTTAACTAATTTTTAACTTATTAAAACATTCTCATTATGTCATTAGCAGCAACCGTCCTACAGGACGCAATAATCCAGGTCGGTACAGACAAAACTTTCAAAGACTACGAAGGCAGGGAAGATATTTACGGCGGCTTTAAACTTTTTAAGGACGGCGCCGATATCCTTTTACCGAAATCGCAAATCGAAAACCTGAAAAAATCATACGTTCAGCCGGAAAAAATTCCTGTGCTTAACAAAATGACAACCACGTTTTATAACTCTTACACTTGTAACGTTAGTCCGGACGGTGATACTTCCGCTTTCGTTCCTGTCACTTATGTAACTACCGGTTTTGATATCGGCATCACTCCGGCTATCAACGAAGGTAACTACATTACAGCTACAGAAGAGTTAGCCTGGCAGATGAAACAAGGGTTTATTAATACTTATGCTTCGGTACTTGAAGCAGATGCAATCACATTCCTTGAAACAAACAAGAGTTTAACTAACTTGTCACCTATTTCATTGTTTCCTGGATCGAGTTTTGCCGCTGGTGTTTTCACTGTACCGGACGCGCAGAAAAACACTTTTTACGCTAAGATCCCTACGATCTTCCAACGTAACGTTATCCCCGGCATGCCTGCGGATCTTGCGAACACCGAAGCAACTCCTAACTACGAGTTTATCCAGGCTCAGGGAAGCGGAAACGGGGTTAACTTGGGTTATTCGATTACCCCTTCACTGGCTCGCGGCCAATACCGTTCTAACTTCGTACCGACTGCGAACGACGGTTCGATACAGGAAACGCACTTCTTAACTCCCATGGGCGGCGTTGGCGTTTACAACTGGCTTCCATACGAAGCTAAGAACGAAATCACCATCATACCAGGTGCTGAAGGCTGGAAAAAACAGGTTGATCCGATTATGGGCATGGAATGGCAGGTATATTACAAATACAATTGCGTTGGCGGCCAATATACCCAGGTATGGTCATACCGTGCCAGCTTTGCGTTCATGAAGCAATACAGTTCAGACGCTAACAAATCATCGATATTGAAATACCAGATCGCAGCAGCGGTTTAAAGATTGTTTTCATAATAGTTGGTTTACTAATTGAAGAAAGATACCCTTGCATTTATGCAGGGGTTTTCTTATTTTTGGGAAACCAACAAAATTATTATGAATTTAACTCTTGAACGCTTTAAAAATAAATGGCTCGGCGGTCATTTTACAGTAGGTCCGATAACAGTTTTCGGGCGCAATGCTATGCAATACGCTGTTAACATACGTACAAAGAGATACGGCGCGGTTTGCTTCCGTTTACCTATTCCGTGTTACGGAAAGTTCCCGAAACTATATCTGTATTTTTCGCCTAATTGTACACCCTGGGCCTCGACATTCTATTTAGGGGATACGAAGAAACGGGCGGCCGCTATTATGCGTCGAAAAGCTTTCGGGCATAATTTTGATGCGTGGAACGACGAATATTTAAAAGAAAGGCTTCACGCTATGAACAATTACATATCGTGAACCTACCCCGCATAATTTCGGGCCAGGTTAAACGCTTAACCGGTGCTAACCAGGAACTTTTCGACGAACGGCGTAAGATATGCGCGGAATGCCCGAATATAAAGACACAGGTAGGCTACGGTGAGTATTGCGGCTTATGCGGCTGCCAACTGGAAGCGAAGTTGCGCGTAGAACGCGAGATATGCCCGGATGAACGCTGGCTACCCGTTGGAAATGTAAATATTTAATTGTAGGTTTGGTTTATGAAAACAGCAACTAATACCCTCAAAGCCTCTTTAGCGGTATGGATTCAAAACCAACAAACCATACAAGGCTATCCCGATCGCGAGGATAAATCGCAGTCTTTAGCTTTAAACGCTATGCGCATTGAAGCCGGTATTAAATTTCTGCATACACCTTTATCCGTCAAATAAAATGGGAAAAATTACGCGCGAGTACTTCGACAAGTACGTAAAAACAAACAACCCCTATAACAAGCCTATATTTTACGCTTTTATAACGTGGGCGGGTACGGATTTTTCAGAAAAAGGAAAATCTACGGAATCGGCCATAGAAAATCTTTGGCAAAAAGTTAAATAAAATGTACATACCTGCAGCCGTTAATACTTGCCTTTCGCCTACCGTAAATTTAGCGGACGCGGCGATATACGGGCCTACCTATTTAACCGACGACGTTATCGGGAAGTCTATCCCGGTAGGCAGTATCCAGGCCGCAGTTTTAACCGCTTTAAAGACTGGCAGCGTTACTAAATTCATGGGTGACGTTATCCGGATTAAGAAAATCACCAATAACGTAAAAAGCGTATTAACCGATTTTAACTTATTCAACGGCAGGGCTGATAATTACCACTTAAACGCTAACCAGGGGCGCTTTGTAGGCCTTATGCTTTCTTTAAAGTGGAACAGCGATATAAGCCTTAACATTTTTCAGATTGTCTTTCAGGCCGATATGCCGTGCCCCGATATGAAGTTTTATCTGTTCACTTCGGAAAGTTCAGAACCTGTAAACTTTACAATCGGTCCGGATACAACGCCGTATGTGCCGTTTAACTATAATCAGACAGGGGGCAGTGTTCAAACGCTGGATATACCTATCCCCGTGCCTTCGGATAACGGCGTTTATTACCTCGGATACTTCGAAACGGATTTAGGCGCCGGCCAAAGTATTAAAAAGACGCTGGACTACGTAAATGTTCCGAACTGCACCAGTTGTAATGAGAACTATTACACACAGTTTATGAAACGTGTTAAGTATTTGAACGTTCAACCTTTTTGGGTCGATGCGAATAACTTAAACGGGGATTTGCTGTTTAATACTAACCTGGTCAATTATACCGATTTTAATAACTGGGGGATCAATTTTAAAGCCTCAGTTAATTGCGATATTTCCGCTTTTGTATGCCGGAATAAGGCTTTGTTCTACGACGCGCTGTCTATGCGGTACGCCCTGGATATACTTACGTACATTCTAATGAACGTACGTAATAACGCAGTGCTGGAACAGGTTAAAGACGGGATCATATTCTTACGCGACGGAGATAAGGCCAACGACACGAAAGGACTGCAGACTAAGTACGAAGAGATAATCGCGGCGTTAAACGTGGACCTGTCCGGGTTTAATGAACTTTGCCTGCCTTGCGTAAATAATGCGCGTGTTAAAAAAGCATACTTAGGATGATAACAACCGAAGAGCAGTATAACGAGGCCGTCGCAACACTGGAAGACCTGCAAAAGCAATATCGCGAGTTATCAGAATACGCTAAAAAGAAACCATATATCGGGGTACAAATGGCGCGAGAAATTTATAAACTGGTTTCAGATACTAAGCTGTGGGAATATGATAGATTTGAGAAGTTTGTTAAACCTGTCGCGAATTGACGGTAATTTTGCAGTCGCTGAAGCTATTAACGAAAATAAAGAAGTAGTTTTACAGCCGAA